ACTTTTTTGCCTTAACTCTCCGCTCAATGGTAGCTGCGTACACATCGGGAGAGGGGATATTCCGGCTACAATAGCCATTCAGTGTCATTTGGTGCGGATAGTAGCTGGCAACATCTTTGTTGCGGATAGAACGAGTTTCACTGGCTTCTTCCTTGTAACAGGGAATAGCACCGTGAATACCACCATAGGCAATCGTGCAGGGACAATCTCCTACCGTAATTTCCAGCTTCTCCTTGAACACCACCTCATTGGGAATGCTCATATCCTTCAACCGGTCAAAAAAGCCGAACACTTCCGGTGGAATATATTGGCGAAGCAACTTGGACGGGTAAACATACTCCCGCTCGTCATAGTGGGGTTTGGCTTCTGCGTCCAAGAACGCAGCAGTCAACTTGGCATTGGTCATATAGAGAGCCTTTGCCGGATAGATGTTCTTCTCCCGTCCCAGGGCCAGCTTGTTTCCAAGATACCCCTGTCGCAGATCGTCAAGCTCATCCGTAGCGTCAACATCGTGGTCACAGTAGAACTCAACCTCGGCCTTTTCTTCCTCGGTCAGAGGACGGTCGATGTTAAAGGACACCGTAGTTTCACGAATATCCATACCCAGGTGAGCTTCAATCGCTTTCAGGGACAATCCCATCTGACAATCGTCCATCAAGTCATACTGGTCAAAATAGATTCCGCTGTCACGCAAGCCGGGGTGTTCCCACCCCTCATGACCTTGGACAATGATGAAATCATTGACTGCTTTAACCTCTTCCGGGGTATAATCACTGAGGACAGCTCTTAAAATGAACTGGTCATAATGCTTATTGTTGAACCCTGCAAGCAACGGCTCTTGTTCCATGAACTGCTTGACTGCTTCGTTGTCATTCCAAATACGGGTCTTTTCCTTTGTGACCTTATTCTTGAAAACAAATAGCCAGTCAAATGCGAAAACCTCGCAGTCAAAGATAAACAGATTGTCAAACAGTGGTATCACCTCCTAAAATATGATTTAGATACCTCTCGGCAAGAACTTCCTGAACACCTTCCATGATGTAAAGCATACAGGGGAATGCCATTCCGTTACCCCACATTTTGTATTCAACGGAGTCTTTGTGAGGAACTAAGGCACACCAATTTTTCTCAAATCCTTGAAGAGAAGCACATTCTGTTGGTGTTAGTTTTCTGGCAAGATAGATAATCTCTCCCTTTTCTGTTTCCATAGGAACAAACAAAGTTTGGTCATTTCCGCAAGCCAGTGTTGCACTTTTGTCTTTCTGTATCAAAGCACCTTTACCCCCCCTCACAACCTGATCGAATTTTCAGTGTGTAAGGGATTAAAGCACACGGAAGATGAATATGGTCGTTCTTGGAAGCACATATTGTCATGGCTGTTTCTCCCGTAATGGAGTGAGAGTGGAAATCGACACCGATTGAAGCACGATTACCTCTGTTCCCCCCCCATATTTCCTCCACTAGCCTTTAGGGTCGGAGCTTTATCCTCATTTTGATATTGTTCATACGACTTTTGGCTAAATGCCGGTACAAGTATCAGAGGGACATTCCCCCCCTGTACCCATTCTTCCGGCAAGGGTTTGCACGATTCCATCTGATCTGAGGGTAACTCGGCAATCTTGAGCGTGGTTTTCAACTGCGTAAACGCTATTGTGTTCAATAATGCCTGTTTCAGCAAAGGGTCTAACGGTTTTCCACGCCGTTCTGACCTTCGTAAAATCCCTTCGCAAGCCCTCTCGCTTAAAAAGTATTTCTGCGGCACATTGTCCTCCAAGATCGAGGACAAGGAACACACGCTTGCGTCTTTGGGCGACTCCCCAAAATTGAGCGTCAAGTCCTCTCCAAGCGATAGAGGAATGATCTCCCACGATGAACCCCCGTTTCGGCCATTTTTGCCGTCCAAATCGGTCTTCCTCATATCGAGGAACGCTATCGTCTCCTTCACAGATTTGCCAGAGGGTTTCGAGGACTGTTCGGAAGTCTTCGCCCTGTGTCGAGCTAAAAGCTCCGTAAACATTTTCCCAAATTGCGATCTGCGGGTATCTCCCATTGGTCGCACACCTCATTTCTCTGATAATCCTGACCGCTTCAAGGAACAAACTGGACTGCTCACCAGCAAGTCCTTTTCTGTTCCCGGCAATGGACAGGTTTTGGCAAGGCGACCCAAAAGTGATAACATCGACAGGCTCTATCTTCCCGCCGTCCATCTTGGTAATATCGCCAAGATGTTTCATCTTCGGAAACCGAGACTGAGTGACAGCCATCGGAAAAGGCTCAATCTCACTCGCCCATGCTGGTATGATACCAACAACAGAAGCGGCGAGGGGACAAGTACCGCTACCATCGAACAAGCTGCCCAATTTCACCTTGTCACCTCCTATTCCATTATTTTGCACCCACATTTCCGGTAAGTGGTACACCGTTTCTTGTAGCTGCGAATGAGATACTGAATACCGTTGTCCACATAATCGTAGGCAATCGGCTCACCCTTACCCTCAAAGGTTCTTGCAATCCGGCCTATACTCTGAGCTACTACCGCATAATCTTTCTGGGGAGTGGTAAGATAAAGCCGGTCAAGCCGGGGAATGTCCAACCCCTCTTTTGCGAGAGAATAGGTTGCAAAGAGATACCGTTTCTTACCGGCTCTCATATCAGCCAGGGCTTGTTCCCGCTTTGCCTTTCCCTTTTTGGAGGTCATCTTACCGTCAACCATGACCGCTTGCGCTCTCAACTGCTTCGGCAAATGGTTCATCAGGTATTCAAGGTGAGCCAGACGGTCAGACAGGATAAGATTGTAGTGGTCAGAGTTCAACATGAGATCACCAACAATCAGTGCATTTCTGCAAAAATCCTCGACCAAATAATTGACCAGCTTGGCATAGATAATGGTTCCATCGGTATCAAGGAACTCTTTGCTTAAACCCACCTTAGTAGGCCGTGGCAAAACTGTTACTTGCATGATCTTGTCGGCAACAGCTTCGTCCGGCACCTGATAGGCAATCTTACCGAGCAACGCATAGGTGGCGGCAATCATACCGTCTGCTCTGTGAACCGTAGCGGACAAGCCGTATTTGTGACGAGCTGCCAGAGCATTCAGGACTTTTGAGAACTGAGTGACAGCGGTAGGAGTACCGGCTACTCTGTGACACTCGTCCACAATCACGCAATCCCAGGTGTCCTTATATCTCTCAAGGTCGAGATTACACATGGTCTGTACCGTGGCGAAAGTGATACCCTTTCCGATATGAACCCGGCCCTCTGTGATCGTCCCGGTAAGAGCCGAATCCATGTACTGCTCTGCACGATTTTTACTCTGAATGAGCAAATCTCTCGTGTGAGTCAACCAGAGGGTTTTTCTCCCGATTGCACAGGCCAGAGCAATTCCAATTTGCGTCTTTCCGCTTCCTGCCGGACTTTGCAAAATCCCGTAGTAAGCGGATAACATAGCGGCCATAGCGTCATGCTGGTAATCATACAGGGGAATACTGCACCCGAAATTGACCTCTGTCGGAGTGGGCAAATCGTTTATCACTTCGCAATCCCCAAAGCCAAGAACCGTGTTCAAACAGCCATAGGGGAGAACCAGAGTGTCACCGTCCAATTGCATGAGATATAGCTTTTCAGGGGTCTTGCCCAGCCACAGATTCATACGGGCTTTCCGGGCATAATCCGGGTTTTTCAACACCAGATTTTTCTTGCACCAACCGATAAGCTCCTGAGACGGATTGACGATTTTGAGCTGGTTGGAAACAATCAACCGCATTTCGACACCCACTCTTTCAGGGTAATTCCGAACTGCCTGATTTCAGACCAGTAAAGGCTTTTCCTGGTAAGCATGGCTCTCTCCATGTCTTCAAAGGAAATGAACCAAACTTCTCCGTTGGTCATTCTGAGGGCGAACCACCCTTCTCCGTTGCCGGTCTGCCGCCAGAGGGTCATAGCGGAATACTGATTTTCCTCCACCCGTTCCAGACGGAAAATGTCTTTCTCACACACTTTGCAGTCAATCGGATAGGTATGACCGTTCTTAGCGGCAATCACATCGAAAGGCTGCCCCTGACTGTTCTGAGCAAGGTTGTGTGCCCAAAACCCATAACCGTAAAGGCTCAGGCACAATTCCTTTTCAAAACAGGTACCAATCTTACGGTTAGTGTTCGTCATGGAAATCACTCTCCAATTCTACAATTTTCTGCTTCAAAGAGAGGATTTCTGCTTTTAACTCATTGATGGTCTGACCTCGTTCTTCGGCAATTTCATCAGCGAGTTTTTCCATAGACCGGAAATACTTTACCGCTTCATAACCCATGTATTTTTCCATGAGATATTCAAAATCTCGAACGGAAAACGGGGTTTCATTCTTGCCGTCCTTCAAGGTGAGAACCAGAGGATATTGCATACTTCCTCCTTCCTCACCGCCCCTTCCGGGGCGGGATTGATACGGATTGTGGATTAAACGCAGAAGCCGAAGGACACGCCACAACTGTGGGCGGCGCCGTAATAGTTGGCGTTGCCGTCACAGTTGACACCGCAGAAGTTGTCGGTGTCGCCGCTACGAGGAGAACGCTCCCACCGCAAATCCCGCTCACCGTTCTGCTTGCACTTCCCGTACTCAGTGTTCTCCTGACGGTACCAGTCATACCACCGGCCCTCACCGCCCATGGAGTAAATCTTGCGTCCGAAAATCTCCTGCTCAGACAGGATAAAGAGCTTGTCCACGGTTTCACCCATCTTGGGTTCCTTCCCGCCAGTTCCGGTCAGCTTGGAAGTGGGTTTGATGACGGCTTGCAGATCGGAAGGAAGGTCATTGAACACGGTATTGTTCAGCTTCTTGCGGAGAGCCGAATCCTTCCAGCCGCCCTTGTTGGTAAACTCGTCATTCATGGACATATCCTCGTTCAGCGTCTCCACGCACTCGAACGAAATGGGATTGATCTGGCCGTTGTTGCTGAAATCGTGATTGAAGCCGATGATACGCGCCGTCAGAACAGTGCCGTCATGCAGGAAGAAGCTCTTGGTGTCTCCCAGGTCAAACACCTTGTCAGCCATACCGGACTGAGCGTACATGGCAATCTCGGCCCAGGAACAATCTTCCAATTTCAGCTTGGGCAGATTGACCGCAGACTGGTCGAAACCGCAGGGACAAACGGTTTTCTGAGCAGTAGCCGCCTTGATGATCTGGCTCTGGAACGCAATGGTCTTTTCCATTTTTTCAAACTCAGCCGCAAGGCGAGAAATACACTCGTTCATAAAAATCTCCTTTTCAATCATGGAAATGTTTGTTATAATCAGGTTGAGCTTTTGCGCTTGCCGTCTTTCGGTCTGCATACCGAGGACGGCTTTTTCTTTTATAGGGATAGGGGTCAAATGCGCCGGACAGCTTGCAAAACACATAGAAACAGGTAAGAGAAATGACCATATAGATCGTTCCCGTTCCAAGGGGAATAGTGTTCTGTTCAACGCCACCAACTACACCTAAGAGCCAGAAAAACGAGAAGAACGATAGAACTCCAAAAACCTTTTTCATTCACTCACCTTCTTCCAGGCATATTGCTTGCCGTGTTTTTGCCGATACCAATTTTCAAACTCGGCTCGATGACTGCTGTCTTTGAAGTAGTCCCTGACTCTTTGAACCAACAACAGGCTTGCGGCTCTGGCCTGGGCTTGCTTTTCAGGTACGAACACACTCACGGCTCCCGGCACAACCCCATGCGTTCCTGATACTCACGGAGAATGTCAAGGGAACGGCGCAGAATTTCATCGGCCTTACAACCGGTACGGACACAGGAGAGTGTTGCAGACATTTCAAACTTGTCCGTGATAAGACCTTCATCGGACAACCGGCGAATGAGCCAGGTATAGGTCAAGCTCGAATCTACCACCATTTCTCTGATCTGTTCCGCATACTTGGTTCTTTCCTGTTCCGTAAGCCGGACAACCGGAGCGTCAGGAGTCCAGTAGGGACGAGGGGTAGGGGTTCCCGCCATTAAAGCGACCTCCTTTCTCTAATTTACAACTAAAGTTAGAAATAATCCTTGCCTACTAAAATCGCTTATGCTATACTGAACTTGCCACAGGACAATAAGCATTAGAGATTTTCTTTTGACACAGGAGCCGGATTCCTTTTTGAAAAGAGGAATTTGACCCCTCGGATTAGTGTTGCCTGTTTTCTAACTTTCGTTGTTGTAATGAGTATATCTCACCACAGTAAGATTGTCAATAGGGAAATCTCACTTTAGTAAAATTTTTGGAGGTATTTATGTTTTGGGAGAGATTTTCTGAGGAATGTTCTCTGAAAGGTGTAAAACCAAATCAAATAATCTCTGAAATTAAGGTTTCTTCTGGGACATTGACGAAATGGAAAAACGGAACCTTACCGAGTGCAGAAAATCTAATAACGCTTTCATCTTACTTTGGTGTAACTATTGATTATCTACTCGGATTATCTGAAAAAGTAACTCTCAAAGATCGCTTGTTTTCTCAATCCTCATTAAATGAACAAGAAACGGAGTTAGTTAATTTATTCCGTTCTTGTGAACCATCTGTGCAATTTCAGGTAATTCATATAATGATGACGGAAAAAGAAAAAACAGACTCTACGAAAAAGTCTGCTATCGGATAAAGTTATTGACCTGAGTGAGTGGAGAAAGACATTATGAAAAGCATGAAATTTCCGATTGACCTCTCTATGCTGACTGAAGAAGAAATAGACCAATTCCGACAAGACCCCAGCACTCTTTTTGAGGGGGATACCGATGTATCTCTATATCTTCGATTCAGCTCTGAAAGACAGCGTGAACAATCCATTGAGGGCCAACTTCGGGACTGCCGTTCCTTCTGTAAAGTAAACCGATACCGCATAGCTGCCATCTATGTTGACCGGGCCACAACCGCCAGGAAAGATGTAGAGAAGCGTATTCACTTCCAAGAAATGATACGGGACAGCGAGAAGAAACCTTGGAAGTATGTTATAGTGTGGAAGTTAGACCGATTTGCCAGGAACCGAACAGACAGTGCCTTATTCAAATTCCGACTCAGGAAAAATGGTGTTCGTGTAATCTCAGCCACAGAAGCTATCTCCGAAAAGCCGGAAGGTATCATTCTTGAAGCTGTTCTGGAAGGTATGGCTGAATTCTATTCCGCTGACCTCTCACAAAAGATCACCAGGGGAATGAGAGAATCTGCCTTGAAGTGTCACAGCATTGGTGGTCATGTTCCTCTCGGCTACAAGATTGAGGATCACAAGCTCGTTGTTGACCCGAACACAGCTCATATCGTACAGGAAGCCTTTCAGCTATATGCCAACGGAGAGACTGTTGCTGAAATATGCCGTATGTTCAATACCAAAGGTTACCGGACAGCCAAAGGTGCTGAATTCAACCGGAACAGTTTCAAGTCCATGTTCCGCAACGAAAGGTACATTGGGGTTTACACCTACCGTGATATTCGCATTGAGGGCGGGGTTCCGGCCATCATTGACAAGGAATTATTTGAAACGGTATCTCATAGGCTCTCAGTCAACGCAGAAGCCCCGGCAAGGGGTAAGGCTAAGGTAGATTACCTCTTAGCCGGAAAGCTCTTCTGCGGCCATTGTGGAGGGTCTATGAACGGGGAAAGCGGAACCAGCAAAACCAGAGCCATTCATAACTATTACACCTGTTACTCTCGGAAGCGTCATCATTCCTGCGACAAGCGTCCTTTGAAGAAAGAATGGATAGAACGGATTGTTGCACAAGACGCAATGGAACTCATGACCGATGAAGTCATTGAAGAGCTGGCTGATATGGCTATGGCTCAGACAGATCAGGACTTGAAAGAGAATACCCGTATCCCGGAACTGACTGAGCGGAAGAAAGAAATAGAGAGCGGAATTGCCAACATCACAAAGGCCATCGAAAAAGGCATTGCTTCTGACTCTTTAATGGAGCGGCTTGTAGAGCTGGAAAAAGACAAAAAGAAAATCCTCCGTCTATTGGAGGAAGAAGAAAAGTATGTGTGCCGGATTGACCGGGAACAAATCATATTCTGGCTTGAGAAGTTCAAGGGTGGTAACCTGGAAGATGAAGGGTTTAGAAGAATTATCATTGACCTCATAGTGAACTCTGTCACGGTCTGGGACGAGCCTGACGGCTTTCGTATCACTACCGCATACAATTTGACCTCTTGTAAAAACAAGACATACCGGGTTTCCCCTTCTTCCGGGAAGGGGTTCGGATTTGAGGGGTCAGAGTCCACCATTGAGCGCAAATCCGAACCCTACATTGTTTGGGGTACGGTATTTGTGCAAACGAAAAGACACACCTTACCATAATCGGTAGGGTGTGTCTCTTTTCAATCTTCTCCGATGAACCCATTAGCCTTAGCACACTTCAAGGCTTGAAGAACCAGGCTATGCCGTTTTAACTCTTTCTCATAAACGGCCCTGGGTACACCTTCTGAAATTGGGGAAGCGGTTAAAACTCTCTTTCGATCTCTCACTACCTTCCCCTCATAGTAAGAGATAACATCGTCAATGTTCATATCGCAGGACTCTCCAAAGAACCTTCCGGTTCCTGTTTGGGCGTAAACTGATTAGCTTTTGCGGCTGCGTACTTAATTCCTTCCCCGTCAGCACTGGTATTCTCAGCTCGGCTCTTATCCACAATGCGGACAAGCACAATGGATATGGCGGTTCCGATAGGAGTAAAAACTACCGTCCAGCAAGCCAGGGCACCGGTGTACTGATATTTGATGCTCAGGACGGCCAGAAGAAATCCTCCGACCAGTCCTATGAGTAACAGGAATACCAGTAAAACAGCCAGACAGTTAGTAAAGCCGAGCCGTTCCAGCAAGACAAGAAAGCGGCTTTTTGTAGGAGCCACCCTCTTGCCGGTTCCCATCAGGCCAGACCGTGTTTCTGGGCAAAGCGATAGAACAGCATAGCCGCCTGTTCACGGGTCAGGGAGTCGGCCCACATCATGTTAGGCTGACCGTCCACGGTAGTACCGTTACCGGCAAACAAACCGACCTGGATTGCCCACTCACGAGCCTTGGCACTCCACTCACCGCAATCGTTGTCCTGGAGACTCTTGCGGTACTCAGCCATAGCGACATTGAACTTCTCATTGAACTCGGTCTGAGTCATCTCTTCCTCTTCCTTTCCGCTCAGGCGTTTATTAACCTCTTCGGCAATCTGGCCGTGATGCTCATAAAGCCAGTTACCGGGACAGGCTTTGGCCGCAAACCAACGGTGAACTGTCATGTTCTGCTGGTCTACCTGTCCAATCAGATTCCTGTTGCCCTTCCAAAGCAATTTCTTGATACCGTTGCGCTGGCAAATATCCACCAGCAAGTCAATGAGGGACTTGTATGCGGCATCACTGATAGGCCAGGGGTCAGCCGCTACGGTATTGGCAACCTCGATGGTGACAGCTCTCTGGTCATTCGCCTTGGACGAAGTACACCAGCTCCGATTGCTCTCATTCACATAGAGAGCGATACGGCCATCACTGCCAATGCCGTAATTGCTGGACGCTTTCCGGTCACTGTTAGCAAACAGGGCACCGCAGGTTTCGACAGACAGATTTCCCGCCATGCAATGAACAGAGATGGTGTCAATCACATGGGTACGCTGACCAGAGTGGTTCGGACTCAGTTTGGTGTAAGACACCAAGGGACTATTAGTCATCTTCATCGTCCCCCTTACCGTCACCGCCGCAGAACCCGGCCAGAGTGTCTTCGTCCACCACATCTCCGTCCTCGTCATAGATATGGCCGGTTTCCGTGTCTACATTCAGAACGCCCTTGTAAGGCAGATCATCGTCAATCTCATGGTTGTAGTAGCGGTAGTTCAGATTACTCATTCTTCTCACCCCATCCCATAATCTCACGCAGCTTATCAAACCCAAACATTGCGGCATACGCTACCATAAACCCGATGACCACAAAGGACACCACGATATACCAGGTGACAGCCACGGCGTTAATCTGGCAGTAGGCAAAACCAGCCGCCAGGGTGAGGGCCACGGCCACGATCAGGGCGAGAATGTTGGTTGGCAGCTTGTCCCAGGTGGCTTTCTTCGTAACCTCGACAATTACATTGGTCAGGGCCACAAGAAAGCCGATGATGGTAATGATGACAGACATATCCATGGTATTTCTCCTTTCTCATTTTGGTGACTTTGGTGAATGATTTTCGATTTTTACCATAAACTCTCTTATAGGACGCTATTTAAGGAGGGTTTTATGCAAAATCAAGAAATGAGTCACCAAATACACCAGAAGCACAAAATATTATTTGTGGGAACTTAATATTTTTAGTTGTCCTGTTCGTTGGAAGAAGAGCTGAGAAAGTCATGTTTTTGCAGACGATCATCATAACTCCGACTGATATTGGCTATGGCGTGAACGGCACGATTGTTTTTGTAATCCTTGTGTTCACGACAATAGCGTTCGTAAAAGTCAATGTCAGCCAGAACATTAATGAACTCTTCCTTTGTGTGGGAAATATCCCGCAACAATTCGTTGTTGAACCTAAGAATACGGGCACGGTGTTCATCTGCGTTTCTCGCTTCATTGGCTTTCACATGGTCAGCCAAATCTTTCTTCACAGTTTCCAATTCTTTCAGAACATCAGAGTTAATGGCTCTCCCGATAGCCTTTGCGATTGCAGACCAGGGGTTGACCTTAATAGGGGCGATTTGGATAAGGGTCAGCAGAAACAGGAGCGTACCACCCCCATAACTTAAAATCTCTTGGATACCCATGCTTCCTCCATTGGTGTCAGATTTTGAACTTACTCAACCTTTTCCCAGCCATCGGGATATGCGTCAGGACTCCAAACATTCCCGTCAACCAAGGAGCGATACAGGGTACCATTGTAGTTCACAATGTCCCCGGTATTGTACGCATCGTGTACCCCGGACGGTTGACTCCAAACGGGATAGCCGCTGTCATCAAGGCCGAAAGCGTCATACAGACTCTCACTGTTAGGGCCGGGTTTCCAGTTGTCCTGAGAGGTATGAGCCTGTACCACCTTGTAAAGCTGCGGGTCACCAACGGAATTCGTACCGTAGGAGAAAATATCGCCCACGGCATAGGTGTGGTCAGGTTCCCACACGGGATACACCGTAGAAACCTCCATGGCCTGTTCCTCAGACAGACTCCCGGCAAACATCTGGACAACCTTCCTGAACTGTTCCGCATTTTTCAGATTGTCAATGTCGGTCAGCAGAGCAATCAGATTGTCGGCATAAATGCCGTCATCTACCTGGGTAACGGATACGGTTTCCACGCCCTCAAGATCAGGAAGCCCCTCCACATGGTAGACAGTCCCATCTACCACAATGCCCTGAGCGTTCTCGATGTCACTCAGGCCGTAGGACTCATTCTCCTGCATCTTCACCCATACCGGACTGCCGATAGTGGCAAACAGGGTACCGCCTTTATAAATCTTATACATTGCATTCCCAGCCTTTCTTATTTGGATAGAACCCAAACAGGGATTTCACATATTGATTGGTCTGTTCTCTCACCTTGAAGCTGTTTCCTCGCTTCATGTGGCCGTGGTAGCTGTCTACGGAACATCGAATATCTGCCAGGGTCATTTCCCCTCTTTTCCACTTTCCCTGAAAAGAACGAAGTTTCTTGCGAATCAGTTTGGTGGAAGCCGGGTTCATTTTCAAAACCACTTTGCCATTTGAAGTGATGATGAACTTGGTCTTGAGCCATCGGAAGTAATCAGCCAGGGGAATGACCCTCGTTTTCTTCCAGTTCAGGCGTAATCCTAAACGGTCACACATCATTTCCAAGCCGAATATACATTCTGTTTTCAGATAATCAATATCCTCGTGAATGGCGTACCCATCGTCCATGTACCGGGCATAACCCTTAATACCGAGATTTTCTTTGAAGTAGTGGTCAAGAGGACTTGGAAGCAGGAGCGCATTGGTCTGAGAAATCTGACTGCCAAGCCCTAAACCAACAGGGCCAAAATCGGAAATGAAACTGTTGTGAAGCTCCCGGACACGATCATCATGGAGCCGTCTTTTCGATTCTCTCAACAGGGGAGCATGAGGTGCTTCATCGAAGAAACTCTTGAAATCGTAGACCAGGATTCCACCTGTCAGGCCATGTTTCCGAAAATGCCTTTTCAAGTGCCGCACCAGTCTCCTGAGTGCGAAATCCATTCCACGATGTTTCAGGCTTGCCGAGTTGTCATAGATGAATGAGGACGAATAGATAGGTACAATGCAGTAATCGCATAGACATTTCTGAACCGCTCTTTCCGAGATATGGACGGAACGAATGTGTCGTTTCTTGCCACGCTCCATGATGTAGAACTCATGGAAGCCACGGTGTTTGAAGGTTCCGGTCTGCAATGCTTTCCAGGTGGCGGCAATGTTGGGAATAAGGTTTCCTATATACCGCTGAGTCGAATTCTTCCAATACACACCCTTGCAGCATTTCTTACCGGAAAGGTATAAATGCCGGAACGAAAAGACTTCATCGAAATCCCCACAAGATAGGCTCTTTTTCTTTCGGGCCTCGTCCCGCTTCGCCTTTCTGCGTTGATAGCGGATTTCTCTCCGTTCTTCACTTGTCATAAAAAGGGGTTCCCTCCGTACAGTATTTTGTAGGATACGGGTTGTAACTGCTTAGTAATAACAGCCATGAAATGAGTTACCGTATATCACTCACCATGCAAGCAGCGTCCGGCTGATTACATCGGAAGCTCCCGTTACCGGAAGGGGCATATTTCATCGATATGCCCGGATGTTTTAGCCATTTGGCAGGGTACAAGCCCTCCCTCTGCAAAAGGTTCTGATTTCGCCCAATGGGGTTACTACGACTGACCTATACGAAGTTGCAGAGTCCGAAGGACACGCCATTACTGTTGTTGGCGTTGTTATTGTTGGCGTTGCCGTCACTGTTGACATTGCAGAAGTTGTTGGTGTTGCCGCTATTAGGAGAACGCTCCCACCAGTTGTTCGCAGAACAATAGCAACTAAACAGGACTTGACCCAATATCAAAAACTTACTCCGGCAGATTTTTATATCTGTCGTTATCAGCTTTCTTCACCTTGGAAATGAGCTGCGCTTCCTCTTTGATAAGATTTCCAAACTCCAACATAGCATGGTCAATCCACGGACACTTTTCAGGATTTTGGAGAATACTGTCATAGAGTAAAGTCAGCTTGGGACTTAGGTTTTGGAGGGCAATGTTCGCTTTCGTCAGACAATCCCGGCGCATCTGAGCTTCGTGCTTGTTCTTGGGATAGATGTTGTTGGCCGCTCTCACTTCATCGTGAACGGTGGAAGCAAGGTGCATGATCTTGTAAAGAAGATACGGGCCGTAGCGTTTCGGAGCCTTGGTGACTACTGAAAAGGCATGAACTTCCAGCTTTCGAGCGGTTTCAACAAACTGCATAGCACTTTCGCCACGCATGGCCTTGATGACAGACATAAGTGTTACCCTCCTACCCGCCCCTTCCGGGGCGGGATTTTTGAAGATGATGGATTAAACGCAGAAGCCGAAGGACACGCCACGACTGCCGTTGGCGATGCTACTGGCGGCGTTGCCGTCACTGGTGACACTGCAGAAGGTGCTGGCGTTGCCGCTATAAGGAGAACGCTCCCACCAGTAGTTCGCAGAACCATTGACCTTCTTGATTCTGGAATTACCGGCCTTGTACCACTCATACTGATTGCCCTCTCCGGAAACAGAGTAGGTGGTAGTACCGAAAATCTCGATCTCGGACAGCAGAAACAGCTTGTCAGAGGTGGTCTGCGTTCCACTGGAAGAACCGTTGCCGGTACCGGACTTCTTGTTTACCGACTTGATGACAGATTGCAGAGCGGACGGGAGCTGACTCAGGTAGGTACTCATTCTGCTTCTCATGGCAGAACCGTTCCAACCGCCAACATTGGTATTGCTGCTGTTCATCTGAGCGGTAGCGTTCAGACAGTCAACCATCTGGAAGGTAATACCGGCCTTGCCACCAGAAGTCAGATCATCATGGTTGAACCCGATAATCTGAACCTGATAATTGACCCCTCCGATGTTGACGGTCTTAGTGTCACCGACCTTGAAGAACTGCTGAGCCATACCCAACTGAGAACAGATACCAATGTCGGCCCACTCAGTATCTTCCAGATCATCTCCGATTTCAAAGGGATAGACCGTTACGATACCGATAACTTCGAGGGTATAGGTTCTGGTCTTCTGCTGACTGTTGAAGGTGTAAGTCAACTGCCAGTCACCCAGGACGGTAGGATAAAGAACCGCTTCTCCCCCAGAAACCCTTGCGCTGAGAACTTTACCGTCCTTGCTCATGGTAACCGTGGTACCGTTGTCCGCAATGACATGAACCTCAGCGGGAGAACCCTTCTGGCTCAGTGCGTACAGAGCGTCATTCACGGTGGGGTCAGACTGACTCAGTTCCAGGGCCGTCTTCGTGGTGTCGGACAGAAGATTGGCTTTGTTCTGGGGAGTGCCGACCACGGTACACCCAGCGGGGTTCAGGGAAATGTCCATGGTGGCCGTACCAGCTAAGAGCTGAGAACGCCATTCCTCATAGCTCTCAGGCATGGTGGTTGGGGCTTTCAATGTACGGGAAGTACCGTCCCCCTTGATAATGGTGTCTTTCATGTTATCCTCCTTTATTCACCGCTGTTATAGAGATTGGCGTAATAGAACGCTGCCACGGTGCGGTCGATTTTGGAGTAAAGCTCCGTTTCCACCTCGGTCAGTGTCTTGTCAATCACAAACAGCAGATATTCCATGTCATTTGCGACAGAGAATGTCAGTCCGTCTAAGGTGGGCGGGACTGCTGGCGCATCTGCCGGAAGCGAGAGCTGCTGACGCAGAATGACCAGATCATTGAGATAGGCCGTTGCGAGGGATTGTGTCGGGGTATCTCCCATGGCCCAATTTGTCTTAGCGGAAACAACCACAGAGGAAGGGTTATAAGGCACATGATAAATAGGGTCATCTGCAACTCCTTTCTCAGCCCGGTAAGCGTCAAGCTCATTGGGGATAGAAGTCATGCGGTTCGCAATATAGGCAACCACCTGTCCTACACGGTTCATGTCGGTGTAGTTATAGGCACCCTTCATTCCGGCCATGTATTCAGCCTTTTCCTCGGCGGTGAGGGCATCAAGCCCTCCCGTGAGGATTTTGTTCTTCAAGGTGAAAACCCTGTCAACATCGGCCTGAGTGCGGTCATAGACCAAAGTATCAATGACGCTCATATCAATCCTTTCACCTTCATCTTTCCGCTCAGAGAGCCGTTGAATGTGATTTCATCGACCAAGATCAATGCGTCCATTTCATCGGTGTAGAGGGTTTGCAGACCGATAATGTCACCCACTTCCATTTCCGGGTTGCCCCGGTAATCTGCTTCGTAGGTGTTTCGCATGGTCAGGTAGCTCATAACATGATTTGCAAGAGCCGCACACATTGTATCGTTGGTAATGAGGGGGTTTTCCTCCTTGTCGATTTCTCCCTCTAAGGCTACGGGGTAGGAAACGACCACCGAGTTCTCAGAGAGAGTCTTGCCGGTAATCACCACAGATTTAGTGCCGGAGGATAACACCAAATCCGCAGCTCTGGCATAGATGTTGGAGGAAACCAACGAACCGCCAGATACCGAGATGTTTATATCTTGTGCCGGACCAGAGAACTCAACATGAAGCTGAGTCTCGGTGGTCGTTCCCTCATAGAGTGTCTGCGAATCGTTGTTCGCAGTATAGGCATACTTGGCAACCGATACCGCCTTGAGCTGGTCAATCTTCGAGATTTTCTGACTCTTCTCACCGATAGAGGTAAAATCCAGAGTGAAGTCAGTCTCCCGATAGTAGAGCTTACTTACCCTCATTCTCCGGTAGGGAAGATTGCCGTACATTGTGACTTCAATCTTGGTACAGTCAACCGCTTTGTTGGTGGATACAAAAACCTCAGCGGAGTCCACCTGGACGGTTTGCGTATCAAGCAAAGAAGAATCCTTGTAATACTTCACCTGGACGGAAGAGGGATACTCGTCAAGAGAAGAGTCAAACCGGATTGCCATAACAGGGAGATCGTGAGAAACATCAAATTCCTTGGTGAAGACCGGGGGAGTGGTAAAAGAACCGTCCTCCCCGGTCATTGCTTCACTGATAAAACCTCTGCCGGTAGGGTTCTCGTCAGGGATAATCACCTGACTCCCGCCGTCCAATGTCCAGCGGTTCAGCTCCAATGTGGCATAGGTGTTACCAGCGATATTCCCCCTGTCCACAGTGTTCCACTCGCTGTACCACAGATGACCGTTGTCGTTCCACTCGCCACTGTAAATGCCGGTCACGGTCACACCAAAGGGCTTAATGTGAATGATATTGTCATCATCGGTAAACAAGCGACAACGGCAAGCATGAGCGATAAGCTGCAAACAGTTCATGTGGGTGTCAATGGGTAGAGCTGCCGTTGTGAACATTTGCTTCAAGGCAGGGTCAATATCCCAAGGGTTTGTCCCGTGTTCGGTTAGGGTCAGCCCTGCGTCTAGCAGGACTTCTTCTGCCATATCATAAAAATTCTTGTTTCCCAACTTGCTCTTGTAGAAAGTGCCGCTGAGACTGCCGATCAAACCCGTACAGGAGAAAGTAGCCTGATTGTTCTGAGCCGTAGGCTTTCCGTTCAACAGGTACTTATCTGCCTTGAGCTTTTCGATTGTTCCATCTGGAAGCTCATATCCATACCGAATAGAGATAGGGGCATTTTTGTCCACATAGGAGTAGATACCAACCGGGTTATCCGGGTCATAATTGTGTTCGTAATCCAGAATCACGAACTGCATGGTTTCGGTAGGAAGTCTACGGCTGAGAGGGTCAACATCGTGGCTCTGTTTGACAGATACCAGGTCTTTGTTGCGGAACACAATTTCAATGCCGTAGAGAACCGCTTGCAGTCTCGGACGGCGATAGGGCAAACATTTTCCGAAAGCAATGGTGATCTTATCGCATTGCTCAGACCTTGCGGAAATGACCACGGTGGTTCCGGTTACCGGCTGAGTAACTGTTTCACTTACTTCTCCATTTAACCAGAATTCCACCCTCACCGTTTCCGGCCATTCCTGGTAGAGAGCGTCAAAGGTTAAGGTCAATCCTGGAAAATCATGAGGGTAAGTAAAGATTTTGGTGATAACCGCTTCGGTTGTAAACTCACCTTCACTGTTGCTCATGTGACTGGACACAAACCCGTCATACATCGTGCCGGAAGAGGGTACAATGACCGTATTGCCGTCCAAAGCCCAGCGGTTCAGTTCCAGATCTGCATAGGACTTTTCGTATTCGTAATTGTAGTCAAGCGTATCGAATTCAGAATAACTCTGTTCTCCGTTACTGCTCCAACTACCGTCAGTAGCCGCCGTTGCGTCTACATTTCCGAAGGAAATTTCCACATAAGAGCGGTTACGAAGCATGGACTTCATGCTGGCTTTGTAGGCATTGCTGACCGCTTTCATGTGACACCTCCTTAAAACGGTTCTCCACAGTCAATCAGGTTGACTTTGCAGTTGATGTAGTCAAGCGGAAGCTGTGTGTTAGGGTCAAGGTGGAACGGCTCTGCGGTTCTGTCACCGGGGTACATCTTTCGAGTAGTCCAGGTATTGTTCACCATATCAGGGTAAGAAACCGTGACATAGAAATTGGAAAACTCTTTCAAAATGGCCGACCATTGTTCCGCAGTCAGGTAAGCCCATTCCAAATTGTTTAACTTCTGCTGTTCCCGGCCCACCACCTGACCGACTACAACCGCATTTGCGTTTCTAGCCGAGTCAACGATGGTGGCAACCATGAGGTTCAAGCCCCTTCGGGGGCAAGGATATTCATGACCATTGATTCTGATAAAAGCTGCCATGTCCTTACCCCCTTAGTAAGCGTTGGAAAATGCGCCGGAATTTACCCGGACACCTCTCTTCTGACTGTACCGATCATAAGACCGGCCAATCACATCGTCTCCGATAGATACAGACAAATCCTTGTCTTCAATGATATTCATGAGTGCGTAGATAGCGGCAATCACGCCGTCATTGGCAACGGTTACGCCAGCGGTGATACCTTCAACAATCTGGTCGTTGTTGGCAACAGCCGTTCTCCGCCCCATGCTGCCGACCATTTCTGCACCGGCTTCACGGGCAATGAAGAGCTGACCTTCGTCAACGAAGCCACCCTCTGCCAGTCTGGGAATAGACACTTCCGGGATAAGAGAAATCTTGATACCGAGAATACCCACCAGGCCATTGATGAAGGAAATAACATCGTTGACAATACCGATAACTCCATTGATAAAACTCTCGAATAGTCCAAGACCGCCGTTCACAAATCCCTTAAAGGCATTGGTAATTCCATCCAACATATACTGAATTTTCTCAGAAAAGAAATCCCAGTTCAGGGCCACGGAGGAAGCCAGGGTAGCGGCACCGGCCAGCAGAAGACCGATACCAAGGGGGATACCAACGCCCGTTACCAGAAGCAATAGACCGAGGGCCAGCAATGCGGCACCGGCAGCTACTCCAATCTCTTTCAAAGTGTTCTTCACAGAGGTGACCACGGTAGTCCAGTTCAGAGCGGCAGTTGCGGCAAGACCAACGGCACCGAGAGCAATCAGCCCGATGCCCAGGGGAAGCCCGGCACCGGAAAGGGCCAGAATCACGCCCAGGGCAAGAACGGCGGCACTTGCGGCAGCGGTAATGATACTGATAGTGTTTTGCACTTGGTCAGACAAACCGCTCCAATTCGGCACGATTGCCGTAGCAATCATGACTGCACCGGACAACAGAAGCGCAATACCGAGAGGAATATTTGCACCAGAAAGAGCTAAAATAGCACCAAGGGCAAGGAACGCAATCGACACCGCCGTTGTGATAATGGTCAGAGTATTCCTGACTTCATCGGACAAACCATTCCAATTCAAGACTGCCGCAGAAGCAAGAGTGGCACCACCAATCGCCATCATAGCAATACCGAGAGGAACACCGCCGCCGCTAAATGCCAAGATAGCACCCAGAGCCAGGAGAGCGGTTCCAACCAACACTCCAATACGAGACAGAGGTTCACTGATCTCCTTAGTAAGCGTACCCCAATTCAAGGCCGCTGCCGTTGCAATACTCACAGCACCGATAGCCATAAGAGCAATGCCCAGGCCGGTAGCAACGCCGGTAAACGCCAGCATTGCGCCAACTGCGAGGGAAGCACCGGCCAGAATACCGGTCAGGGTGGTCAGTGCGTCCGTGATATTCTGGTTACTTGCATTCCAGTTCACAACTGCCGCCGTCACAATGCTTACTGCACCGAGGGCCATGAGTGCAATACCAAGGGGAATGTTGGCACCGGAGAACGCCATAATTGCACCCAAGGCAAGCATGAAACCGCCTACCACGCCGGTAATCAACGCTAGGGTATTTGCCAACTCTGTACTCATACCTCCCCAATTCAGAGCAATAGTGGCTCCAAGACCAACTGCACCAGCCGCCATAAGGCCAAGGCCAAGAGGGATATTAGCACCGGTCAGAACCAACATGGCACCAACAGCCAGAAGTGCGCCGGAAACAATTACGGTGATCTCAGCCAGGGAGTTTTCAATCATGGTTTTGATTTCACCAACCTTGGTGGAAATAGCGTCACCAAGGAAGTCATAATCGGGAAGTTCAAAATCAAAACCTCCCGCACCTCCACCGACACCACCGGAACCGCTACCGCTTGCTGTATCGGGAGAAAACACATTCAGTTCGTCAAAACCAGCGGTGTACTGCTTCAACTTCTTAGCAGCACCAGCGGCATCGTCAAGGCCAGTTGCCATGTCTTCGGCACCAGCGGCTCCAAGGGTAAGGCCGGAATAATCAACCTCTGTCATCTTGAACCCAAACAGAGAAGCAAGGGCATTAGCGATTTCCCGAATAACCTGAACTACCGCAATGGCATAGGGGAGAATGGCATTCAGAGCGGGAATGAAAATGTTGCCGATTGCTCTTGCCGCCATGGACAACTGCGCTTGCAGAATACGAAGCTGATTTGCAGGGGCTTCCAGTGTTCTTGCCAAGTCACCCTGAGCGGTTGTGACCTGAGTCATAATGGCATAGTATCGCAACTCTGCCTTTTCAGCCTGGGTCATAGAAGCCACACTCTTGTCGATACCCAGGGAAAGGGCAACCGCTTCCAATCTGGCTTGAGACAGGTCAAAACCGAGACGGCGTAACGGCTCCAACTCACCAGAAATGCCGGATTGTAGCTTCTGCATTGCGTCCTCAACAGAAATATTGAAGAAAGAGGACAGATCATAACCGAGCTGGGTCAGGTTCTTACTCATGAGAGCTGCTCGGTCTGCGGTATCACCAAATCCGGTCAGCAAAGTATTGAAAACGCCCTGGTTTCTAATCCAATCAGACAGGTCAATACCTAAAACTTCACTAACCGTCTGACCATAGGCAAACGCTTCCTCTGCGTACTCCCCCATAGCAACAGTGAAAAGGTTCAGGTTCTCTTGATATTCGTTGGACTTAGTGATAGCAGTTCCGACAAGAGACGCTATTCTTCTTAATCCGTATAAAACGGCTGTAAACTTCAACCCACCAAGGACATTGCCAAATAGCCCGGTTTGGGTAGTAGCATTTCGGATTGTATTGTTATATCTTTCGGTACTAACGATCAGCCTTTGAATTCTTGAAGGAAATGCCGAAAATCCAGCGGCAACCCTATTCATTTCATCGGCAAACGGCCTCATTGCAATAGCCAAATCATTCATTTGCCGAGAAAACTTGTCAATGTCGGCCTTTTCTAATTCTTCAATTACACTGGGAAGCTTCTTGAGCTGATTGATAAAGGTGGTAAGATTGGAGCGTCCTAATTCGGATAGGGGCTTCAATCCATTCGCTAGAGCAACGAGCTTATCTCCATCAGTCCAACTGATTTTAGAAAGACTTACACTCAAGGCATTAAGCTGATTTGGGATAGAGCTGGATAGTTTCAAATTGCCAAGGTCTTTCAGCGTTTTTAAGCTGTTTGCAATACGGGTGATTTTCTGCGACATATCACCGCTATTCAAGCCTTTTAACGCATTGCTAAGTTCCTTAATACCCTTACTGGTCTGGGACAACCCATTTACGCTTCTGCTGGTTGCTGTCTTCAAACGACTTAGACTATTTCTAAGTGCGTCAAGACCCTCAACTGCACCAGCACTATCCTCTTGAATTTGAAATTCCAAACCCCGGATTTCGACATTATCAGCCATTCACTCCACCACCTTTCTTTTTAAATTTCTGGTTCGTAGCCGCCGCAAACATTTCCATATACTGCTTGGCTTTCATATCACTCTTCTCCTGAACAGTGACCTTCTGTTTTTTGTCACTCTTGTCAAACAGCTCATACGGAGCGTCACGATACGGCGTGGGTTTTGTGCCTTTTTTCGCAAAAGCCCTGAGAACAGGAGAAGCGTCAATGAGAGCTTCATAGATATAGGCACCTTGCAACCATGCGTTTTGATTAGACAGGTCTTGCCGTATTTTTGCCGCCTTTCTGTAATGCTCTACAAGCGTAGCGTCCTTCTCCCAGAACAGCTCATAAGTCATTCCGATAGACAGATAATATGGAAAGACCCGATTGAAAGCGTCTGTGTAAGCAAAACGGGGAGCGGGGCCTTTGTTGCCACCGCCCCCCTCGCTATCGGACGAGCTGCCGCTTACCAAGCAGCCGTCCACTCCAAGTTTCCCTCGTCATTCTCAGACTCAGGGTCATCCAGAAGGGTCAAGAGAGGTTCGTTATACATCTCGACCAGCTTGGAAATCAGCTCGTCCTTGCGGTTCAGCCGATTGTAGATATTGTTGATCACATCACGCTTCACAAAGCGATGATTAGCCAGAAACGCACCCGCAAACAGGGTGGGCAGCAGGGTCATGGGCTTGCGCTCCACATCGGCAGCGATAAAGCCCTGCTTTTCCATGGTTTCGACACTCTTCCGGGTGAATTCCAGGGTATAGGTCTTATCGGAAGAGGGGTCTTTGATAATGAGCTGTTTAGCCATGATAAATCCTCCTTATCATTTACGCCGACTGAGATTACTCAGCAGAAAAAGTGATGGGGGTGGACGGAGCAATGGAGATGTTCATGTCAACCACCTCATTGACACCGCCGCCCACGGGGTACACGGAAAGCTGGCCCTCGAAAGCGAACTTACCGTTGCTCCCATCGGGAGTCACAGTGCCGCCGCTCTCCTGACCGCCGAACCACACGGCATACTTTTCAGTCTTGCCTTCAAGCTGCTTGAGAGACTGGAAAACCGCCATGTCGTAGTTGGCAACGAAGGACAGGCCGTCAAGGGACTGAATGCCGGAAATGTAGGTCTGCATATTGTCAGACAGGGTGGTGGTTTCCAGCATCTCAGGCTCGCCACCCAGGTCGGGGAATTCCTTAATGTCACACAGCTTCGTATAGGTGCTGCCGCTGGATTCCTCGTGCATCAGAAAAACCTTGTAGGTACTAATAGCCATGATCTTACCTCCTGTAAAGATTTTTTCCGTCCGTCTCGGCCTGATACCGAGCTACGATACGGTAAATGGTTGCATTTTCCAAATTGGGAACCGGGGACATTGCGGTGCGAATGAAATTACGCCGGTACATGAGGTCATCAATGACCCGCATGATACTTCTGCATTGTGCCTTTTTTCCGGTTGTCTTGTTGGAGTAAATGTTGATCTCATACATCAGTGTCACGAACTGTTCCGTATCACTGGTGCTTAAATGTTCCGTGGTAGGGTAATTGTCCTGTTCAACAATGCTCACATGGGGGAAAGAGGATGGGGTTCTAACATACTCTCCACTTACATTGATACCCGGAAAGGCTTCACGGAGAGCCTGAGCAATCGGCGTGTAAATTTGATTTTCCACATCAATCATCGAAAGACCTCCTTAGCTAATCCAGGCAATAATCCTTGAAGATATTTAACGGTTTCGTACATAGACATATTGGCTGGATTACCGTGAGTGATGACTACGGTATTTCCATTTCCCTTTATCCGTACTTCACCGTTTGTTCCCGGTTCACCGTAATAACCCCAAGATGATTGCTTTCCATGACCTGCTCCATACTCTCCCCGGCGCATACCGAGTTCGTCAGCTTCCGGGTGATTATCCGGGTAAGTTACACCGGTTCCAAACTCAATGAATAAAACAGATGCTCCAACTGCAACAATAGCCCTTGCGTGTTCACCCTTGTATTCAACTGACACAGATACATCTTTAGTTCCATCGTAAATTGCTTTTGAAAAATTTGCCGATGCAACAACAAAACCATTCTGCGCCAGAAGCTCAAGAAGAATCTTACTACGGTTTTCCAACCAAGTTTTATATTCGTCAACCTCTCGAATGGCCTTGTCAATTCCCGCAACAGAAAGCGGAACCTTGATAACTTTCACGACACATTCACCTTGCTTACAGCATAGGAGATGGAATTCAAACTCTTGGCAACCCGTTTTACAATGTAGTCATACAAAGGATTGCCGTCAGGGTCATACTCAGGTTCTTTGTCGATGAACAATACGGAATTTTCATCAATCGGACAGGACAGGTCATCGGTTACAATAACCTTGTCATACGAGATGAAATTACCAAACTGCTCCACCTGAGCAGAACCAGTTGCGGAAGAAATATTTTCCTTTCGCTGAACGGCTTCTTTGTAGATCACACGGTAGTCACCCGTTTCATTCCCATCATCGTCGGTCACGGGAACTTTCTTGTCGTACAGGAGATACCAGAATGGTACTTTATTCCGCTCCATCGTTTTCATCGGCAGTCACCTCATGAATCAGACTTGCGAACGGAACAATCTCACGAAGCAGAGTAGGCGGCACATCTCCGTCCTCATAAGAACGAGAAATACCGTTCTCGCTGTGAGAAGTTTCCCCCTCAGCACCTCGCTTGTTCAACAGATAAGCGGCAATTTCTACTTGGGTGTAAGCATACCGGGCAGGAACCTCAGTTACGGAATCGTCATAGGGATAGGCTCTGCGAAGAACCTTATTCCCGGCAATAGAGAGATAGGTGGAAAGAACAGTATCATCAGTCTCACCGGTCATTGCTTTCAGCATAATCAGCTTTTCCGAATCACTCATACTTTCCACCTATCCTTTCTCCATCAATTTTGATTAGCCGCCAGCGACTTCCTTGGTGTTCACGGGATTGGACTCGTCATTGGCAATGAACACGCTGCGGCTGTACTTGGGAGCAGTAAAGCTCTGAGCAATGCCGGTAAACTTACCATGATACCACTCAGGGCCATGGTCAAGACCAATCTGGCCGAAGAGCTGATACTTCTCACCGGCACCAGTCTTAGCAAGGGGTTCCAGGAAGAAATTACCCTTGCCGGGAACAGGCTGATACACGGGAGCCAGCACATTCAGGTTCAGCAGCAGAGCAGTACCAGCAGGAAGGAACTCGCCCAGATACAGGTACACAACACCAATGGGGGTCACCACACTGGACAGCGCAATACCGTTGATCTCACGAGCAGCAGGGACAACGGTAAGGCCGTTCTGCACAGCGTCAGCGTTGACCTGGAACAGGGTAGTAGCGTCACACCACAGAACCAGGCCGTCAGTAGGAGCATTGGCACCGTAAATCTTCTTCACCATATCGGCAATGTCCCACAGACCCAGGGGCTTACTGCCCATGGCCTTGGTATTGGTAGTGATCGCTTCCACCAAACCACGAGTCTTGTTCACGGTTGCGTCAGAGGTAGCCTTGTTGAAGGTACCCTGAATGAAAGTGAACTCAATGTCACGGTTCACCTTCTGCATCTTGGCGGCAACCTGGAAATCCAGCTCATTGATAGGATTGGCCTGCTGGTTGGCAATGTTGATGCCGCTCAGAGTACCCATATTGGACTGCTTGGCATAGGAAATGCCAACGGACTCCTGGAAAATCTGAGTCACATTGGTCTTCTGCTCACGGGTCACAACACTGGCTTCCGGGGCAGTCAGAGAGGCAGTCTCAGAAATGGAGGGCTGAGAGCCGCCACCGGTAGTGTACTCCTGACCGGTAACGAACTCGACATGGTTGGTGGTCTTAGCTCTGCCGCCGATAATGGAACTCAGCGGACACCGGGTATTACCCTTGTTGAAGAGCATACCGGAGTAGTTCAGAACACCAAAGCTGGTAGCAAAAGTATCTGACATGATAATTCTCCTTTACTCTTTATTAGCCTGTGCTTCTTCCTCAGCTTTCAGGCGAGTGTAATAAGCAACAGCGGCAAAATCGCCGTTCTTCTGCGCTTCCTCGATTTTCTTGCCGTAATCAACGGCACCACCGTTATCCCCGTTACCGGGGGTCGGCTTGGGGGTCTTCTTGAGAGCGTCAGCCTTGACCTTCTTCGCATAATCCTCAAGGAACTTGCTCTGGTTGGCAAACACCTTGGCACTGTCACCGTCAGCCATGGCCTTAGCAGTATCCTCGGCCAGAGCTTCATCGTAGCCCTGGGCAATGAACTTGGCCTTATACTCGGAAACGGTCTTGCCCTTTCGCAGCTCGGACAGCTCCTTTTCCATCTGGGCCAGCTTGTCAGCGTCCTCTTGCTTCTTCTTCTCGTCCTCGGACAGAAGAGCATTGTGCTTACGCTTCCACTCAGCGGCTTCGGAATTGGCCTTGGAGAGAGCGTTCTTCTGCCGTTCCAGCTCGGCAGCGTTATCCTCATACTCAAAGGCTTCGAGGGCTTTCAGCTTGTCTTCTGCGGACATATCCGCATAACCCTCAATCTTGCTCGTGTCAATCTTTGCCATAACAAATTCCTCCTGCGTTTAACAAGGCTGTTCACTCAGCACTATTTTCTGTTTTTGTCGGGGTTGTCTCCCCGTTGCGTTTTTAAGTCTTCACTGACCGTATGGTGACCTTGGCGGGACTTGAACCCACACACCTACGGCTCTTGCCATTGAGCTACAAGATCATAAAAAATAGGGCTACCGGAAAAGCATTTCTACTCTTCCGATAGCCCGTAATGGCTGTTGCCGTTATCTCGATATAACGACCTCATATTTCTTTTTACTGGATGTTTCCCAAACCACCAGCTTGCCGTTCCTTACGGCAATTTCAACTCCCTTACCACGGGATAGAATTTCATTGATCTCCTGAATCGCCCTGGTTGACAGGCTCACTACCGGGTTCATTTCCATCGTTCCCTCCTGCCTGAGTTTTCTGCTGTTCAGCAATCTTTTGTGCCTTGGCTTCCTGTTCTGCCACATACTCCATGCTCATTTTGTAAGCAACCTGGGGGTCGGAGAACATTCCGCAATGAATGAAAGCCAAAATAGGAGCAATCTTAGAATTGTTCAACATAGTAGTGAGAACATTGGCCTTTTCGCTGATATTCTCGTAATTCCGGCGAGTAAATCGAATGTCGATAGCCGACAGCTTCAAGTCCAAATCGCTTAAATCCCGGCAGATACGAAGCAACAGCTTCAAAAACTGCTTTTCGGATTTTTTGAACATTCTCTCGGAATCTTTAGCTCTGGCTTCTGCCGCAGACCAGCCATCTCGCATTATTACAGCAGAGCCGGTATCGCTGGTGGAGGAACCACCGTTCCGGTTCGGCATACCACAAATTGTGAGGATAATATTATACATACTATCCACCAACGTTTGTGTCTGCGTTTGGTTCAACTCGGCAGTCAGGTATTCAATCTCTGCCTTGAATTGAGGGTCAATGTCCTTGTACTTGATTGCTCCTTCATCACGAAGTTTCTGGTAATCCTCAGAGCTAATATCGACATTGTGGAAGAGCATGAGTGCCTGAACAAACTGCTCAACGCCGTCAATCCGATTGGACTCCGTAGTATTGATTGCGTCCAGAAGAGGGAGAACGATTTCAAAAGCACCCAGGCGTGATTTGTTTGCAGGATACTCGATAATGGGAATACCCAGGATTTGATCTTCGCTTCGTCTGATTCTCCAAGTGTTCTCAACCTCGAAATAGTGATCTTCCGTATAGCAGCTAAAAACCAGAACGCCGTCATCTCTCAGAATATACTTTACCCCCATCATAGCGGGATTTCCAAGAGCAACGGAATAGACCACAAAAGCAAATCTGGGGTCAAGTGTGAAGATTTCAAAAGGAGCTTCGTCCTCTTCCACATTGGCTTCCCCATCGGGAAGAACCATGCGGTAAGAAGTACCGCAAATGTGCCACCACTCGGCCAGTTCTGCGTCCGCAGACGGCTTATCCTCAGAAAGAGTGTAATCGTTCAGGAGAGTAACCGCTTCCGTGATAGCCGTATCGTCTTTCCGGCTGACATACTGAACAGGCTCCCCCATCAGATAACCAACCTTGAAAGAAACGATCTCATTGGCTCGATTTTCAACTACCTTGTTGTTGATTTCAGGGCGAACATCCTTTTTCCGGTAAAGGATAGGCTGGTCACCCTTGTAATACCGATACAGGTAGTTAATATCTGCCTGGTTCAGAAGATGAACGAACAGGGCCTTTTGAAGAACATCAATGATGTTATTGTCGTTGATTTCGGAAACATCAGTATAAATCACTCTGCGTCCAAATAACGCTCTGGCACCCATTCAGCTCACCTCCTTCCAGACTAATTCTTCATACTTCATAATATCAAAATATCCAATGGTTGTCAACACTTAACCTTTTAGAATACCATTGGAGAGCTCATTTGTCAAAAATTTCGTTCAACAGGGACGCTTGAACACCTCGATCTTACCGCCTTCAAGCATACGAATCTCATTTTCCAGAAGAGCCAGGGAGTCAGGTGCGTCATCATGGGGAACCTTACCGCTTCTCGTGTAAGTGGTCAATTCTTTCATGAAATTCCAATACTGACTACCTCTCTTGTAGGTGGAAGGGTGTTTGAAATAGAAATTCTTTTTGATGTTGTCGGACGCAAACTCAATACGGGTCTGCTTGTTGGAAATCGTTCTCTTCGTGCGAATACCAATAGAATATCCCATCTGACGCACGATCTCTGCCACATCACGGGCATAATATTGACCGGCATTGTTGGACTCAAAAATGGCAGAAGCTACTTTGTTGGTAATCAGACACTTGGCACATTCCGGTTTTGTTACCTCAGCGGGAGAATCGTCAAAGACCACATCGGTAATATACACCGACCGGCCATAGATGACTGCTACCGGCATAGAGGTACTGTCGCTTCCGCTTTCGGCGGTATCTCCTACGGCAATGATGGTGTCGGGGTCAAGGTCAGGCGGCAGCTCAAAGAAGTAATTCAGCTCGTCCTTGTTGAACAATAAGCCCTTGGCTTCAAAAGGCTGTTGCTGAAACTCACTCTCAAACTGCTCAGAGGAAAGAAGTTCTCTCTGCTCCCGGAAGTAAGCCGTTGTGAAAATCTTCTGGCCCTCCCGCTCATACTCATAATTGCTTTCGTCCGTGATAGGGTCAAGAGCCGGAATCTCGATTGCCCTCCAATTCCACCCCTCTCTTTGAGCGTATTCCTGCACACGGCCAATAGGGTCATAAAGGGAATATCGGGTACCGGTAAACACCATGGGCGTACCTTCAATAGCACGACCCATAATATCGCCGGAAATGACTTCCCACTTATCATCGAGCCGCTGCCGGTTTTTAGCTTCCTCACGACCCTCCACACAGTCATCAAGATAGAGAACATTTGTGGCTTCGGACAAACCCACCTGACGAGCGTCAATGGAACGGCACATGATGGTAGGGAATCGGGATTTGGATTTGAGATTGATGATCTTCGTATCGGCTCCGGTTTGAACAAGACGAGCTTCCGGGAATACATCGTAGAACAGATATTCATTGGGAACCGTCAGATATTCCAGGCACCCATTATAAAAGCTCTTTACAAGGTCATCACCAGTTCCTTCCATGAGAGTAGCCCTGTCAGGATACTTGCCGGAAATCATATTAACAAAATTGATACCAGTTTGGGACTTTCCTGCTCTCTTGGGCATAGATATTGTCAAAAGACGCAGCTTTTTGTCAAGAATATCTTGAAAACCCTGCACCATAGGCTTCAAGTAATGCCGCCTGGGAGCATAAAACCTCTTTTCCGGCTTCCTGTCAAGCTCGATGTAGGTCATGAACGCATCGAACTTATAGGGAGCGTCAAACAGAAGACTCTTTCGCCATGCTTCATAGAACTTTTGAGCTTCCTTCGGATTGCACACTCTTAACTGCTTGGCGCAAAGACTTCTCAGCTTTTCATTCAGGTCGTGAGCCGCCTGAAAATCAATTCCTTCCCACTGACGGCACAAGGAAAGAAGGTCAATATAAGCCCCCTGGTCATACGGCTTATTTTCAATATGCCGGACAATATTGTTTGCCAGTTTCACATAATCCATAATTGCACCTCACATGATTCCAAGCTGCTGATACACAGCGTAAATCTTCGGAAACTGAATGGCAAACCAGTCCACCATTTCCTCATTCTTTGCCCAGGCTTTTTCGGGAGCAAAACTATTCCATTGAAGACCGGATTCATTAAAAAACGCATGAATAACTTCATGCCGTAGCGTACAATTCTCTTGACTCTTGCGAACCTCTTCCGGTTCATCGTCCCAATTCGGAACCGTACTCAAATCAAGATAATAAATGCGGTGGTCATCGGTAGTACACATTCCACCGTAATTCATCTTGCTCATATATTCATTTTCATCAGCCTTTACACGATAAACGGAATACGGAGTGCCAAGAACATTGATTTTCTTTACCAGCTTCATAGTTACCTCCAAAAGAAAACGGACTACCGGATTTCTCCGATAGCCCGTAGTGGCTGTTACCCTTGCCCCTGCAAGAGCCTTACAGTATTCGTGGAATGATAAATGCTAAAGCAAGTAAGGCTATAATTGCCAGGAGTAGATAACCTATAAGCTCCCCAAAGAACTTCACCTTAACTCACCTCTATACTTAGTATATCACTCCTGCTGATTTCGTTAAAGTCTGCGTCATTAACTGAGAGGGAAAATTCCAGAGTTTTGACCTCACTGTAATCGGAAATCCCGGCAGTCTCATTGTTGAAACTCATGGCATACGCCAATTTCTTACCACCTTGCATGGTAGCCGGGGTTCCGCTTACAAATTGAACCATGGAGTCATTTACAGACGAGTCCAGAGGAAGAACCGTGATTTCCTGGTCACTCAGGTTTTGGAATGACAGGTTCACCGCAGTCATACCCTCCACCATGGGAAGGTCACTGACACCCTCGAAGGTCACCTCAACATATTCGTCCTTGTAGATGACTTGTGCGGATGGCTCCACAGCAGCTTGCTCAGGCTCAGAGGACGAACCGCAGGAACAAAGGCCCAGAATCATCAGAGCCACTACTAAAATCGACAGCTTTTTCATATTATCCAGCCCTTCTCACTAATTCATACCAAGTGGTTCTGCCAATACCCAACTCCCTGCAACAGTCAGCAACGGTCATCTCGCCCTTCTTTTGCTTCTCTCGGCAACTCTCAAAGGCACTCTGATCTACAACAATAGGTTTCCGGCCCTCACGCCAATTAGGGTCATGCTCACGCTTGTAGGCTTTTCCGTCAGAAGTACGCTCTACAATCATGTCACGCTCATATTCAGCAAAGGCCAGCATGACGGTCACCATGACTTTACCCATCGGGCTATTGTCAGCAATACCCATGTTCAGGATATGCACCGTGATACCTCGGTCAACCAAATCCCGTACCAGCAAGGCACCTTCCGGGGCAGTTCGGGCAAACCTGTCCAGCTTGCAAACCACCATTTCGTCACCGGCTTTCAACTTGGAAAGAAGGTCATCAAATCCAGGTCGTTCCATGGTGTGTCCAGTATAGGTGTCAAGGTAGATGTTCTCACGCTGAACACCAGCCGCTATCAAACGGTCAACCTGATCTTCAAGAGACATTCCATAGAGCTTTTGCCCACGGGAGCTGACTCGACCATAGCCGTATCTCATTTTGACTCACCGTCCGCAGAAAGAAGAGCGTCCAAGTCATACTTCTTGTCTTCGATCTGGTCAATTACGATTTGGTCAGCTCTGCGAGGGCCGGGTTTGCGCTCCTGAATCACAATCTCATAGCCCAGGACATTCAGCATCTCAACCGCACTGTTGAAAGACAGGTTTTCGCTTCTAAGCCGGGAGCTGATTTCATTACCCCGCTCCTTACCCAGAGATTTCGCCATGGTCAGCAGAGAGACATTTTTCTCTTTCATGATATTGCGAATGGCTTTGTTGATAAACATTGCTCTCACCTCTTGTCTACACTATACACTGAATATATTAAGTTGTCAATAGGGAGTTAAATAAATTTTGTTACTGAATATATTTGAATGTAAATATGTTTTGTGCCTTTTTATATTTTTGAGATTTTTGAAAGTGGGTTACCTGATAAAAGGCTTTTTGTTTTTGTGGGAATTTTCGGCACTCACCCCGTCTCGACCCCCGGCCATATATCCCCCGGCCCCCTGGCCCCTGGTATCCTGGTAAAAGCCCCATATAATGCAGATCACATAAAATTAGGATAGCAGCTAACAGCGAAAAAAAGAGAATGGGCATATAAGGCCATACAATGCCCCACACGCCCGTTTTGTTCTTGCCTATGTTCCTATACTGCTATGCTATTAAACGCCCTATACAGGCCATTACAGGGTCATATAATAAAGCATAAAAAGAGGGCCAGCGGATAACCCGCCAGCCCTTCAATTATTTGTTCTTTTTCACGCAATCAAATAATACCATTATCGGGAAAAGTAATACCATGATAAACCACATATTTGATATACCACCTCAGCTAATTGTAAACCGCTTGCAAGTGACTGTTTTCATAAACTGTTGCACCAACTCAGGAAAACGGGCTTTAATGGCGGTAGTATCCAGGCGGGACGATTGAACCGTTTTATAACTGACCTTGTATTCACCGGCTACAATCGTTTCATGATCTCCCATAGCTGCCTTTATTTTATCGCTGAGTGCTTCCATCTCTGCCGTGATTTCCTCTCGCATTCTCAACAATTCCCGGTATTCCCGGCAATCTTGCTCAATGAGCTGCTTATAATCCATCATCTTTTCATGTCCTCCACTTCTTTCATAACCTGGGATTGAATAGCCTTGTAAATATCGGTGCTTTCCTTGTCAAGCCGAGCCGGAAGAATAAAAGCCGTCATTGCGTCATCAAATCCATATTGAAACATAATACCAGTGTTTTCCCCTTTAATCCTGGGAGAGATACCCCGGAAGGGTGGTAAAAATCTTTCGTCAATCAAGCAATAAACTTTTTCGTTGGTGATGACTTTTGCAAAACCGGGTTCTTTACAGCCGCCACGCTTGCAAGCGCAACTCCATTTAGAAACATAGGCCAAGTCATATTCAAACGGATTAAAGCCGAAAAAGATTTTTACTAAATCCTGAGCCGGTTTATCTTTATTGGGCAGATCATCAAAAGACAAATCAAAAGCCCTGGCAACCTGGGAAAGCGTGGTATCCTTGAAGCGGATAATCATATACGCATCACAGAAATAGCTATCACCGTCTTTTTCGGCCCAATAGCAACGGTTTTTCATCTGCACATTGTTTTTCTTGCTATCCTTGTAAAAACGCTTAAAGGCGGGAACATCGATACCCATAAAATCACGAATTGCCATTTTAATAACCTCCATCAAAAGAAATAAAATAAATTAGAACTTCTAGCAGTAATTGCGTAATAATTGCCGCTTTCCCGGCCCTGGAGCAATCCACCATTCAGGCCATACACGCCGGAACTATAACCGATCTTTTCTACCGGCTCTTTAATGCTTTTCGGGTCAGCTTCGGTTATGTTTACAGCCATTCCCAGCCGCACAAGCTCCCGAAGCTCTCGCAAGGTGTATTTTCTCATCGTCCTGCTGCCCCCTTTACTAATTCTTGATAAATCAAGTGAGTTAAAAGCCGTTCGGCTTGCGCTTCGGTATATTGCGCCCGTTCCCGCTCCGATTGCTCCAAAATGTCTCCCAGGTCAGCCACGGCAGAGCGGTTATAGTAATAGCAAGTATCTAACACGCTGGGCAATCCCTGGCACCAATCCGCGAAAACCGTTTCATTGGTAAAACCTTTTGCGGCCTGGTATTCTAAGGAATACTGCTTTTCACTGGCGTGAACTTCGAGAATGAAGCGGGAAACATTCTGGAAAGTGCAAGGGCCGGTAAAATCATAGCCGCAGGGGTCGAAGTGATCCAAAATGTATTGCCGCACATTCAAGCGAGCTTGTCTATTTGTCGTTTTCATGTTTTACTCCCTTCCGGCCTGTCGGCCTATCGACTGGTAAACACTGAATTTATTTTGTGACTTCAATATACACTGAATTTATTTTGTTGTCAACCCCTTTTCACAAAATATTTTCAGTGCTTTTTCTGCCTATATAATGTATCCGAAAACTCAAAAGAAAATGAACGGCAACGGCAGAAGACCAACCAACCCACCGGGAGCCAGCCGTGCCAGAACCGGCACCCGTTTACACCCTGGGGCCAGCCGGTCACCTTACCCGGCATGGAAAAAAGCCGCCGACCTCCTGAAAGATCGGCAGCTCGTCATAGTCGATAGTCGTTAAGGTTGGCGGCAAAGTCGATAGTCGCTAGGGTCATAGTCGATAGTCGCTTACTCACCCTCGTCATAGTCGCTAGCAGAAGACTCAATATACTTCTGCTGTAATTCTTCCGGGGAAGCAGCTTCTCCAAGCTGGTTGTTGGGTGTCAACACCACTTCCTGCTTGTCCTGATAGCCCATGTTGTTCTTCATGAGAAAGATACCAGCAACAGGATTAATCTTACCGTTCTGCATATAGTTTTCCATTTGAGCGTTCAAATTTTGATACGCCTTTTTTATAAGGTGGCGGCTTTGGGCGGGAATATAGGCACTATCGACATTATTAAGCCACTTCCACAGAGTTGTTCTATCCACTCCAAAGGCACAGGCCATACCAGCAACACTCGGTTTCATATCGTCCTCAATACAAATACCGAAATATTGCCTAATCCTCTCAGAAACCTGTTCAGGCTCTCTCATATCCACTTCCGGCCAATCCCACATTCTCATGGTGTGTTGCAGATACTTCCGATTATCACCGGGGTCAGCATGAACACTTACCGCATCAGTTCGGTCAGGTCGCTTATTCCCGCCAGTTCCCTTCGGACGGCCACGCCCTCTCTTCGGAACTAATTCTTCACTCATTTTGATTCTCCTTTCTTGGTGAGTTTGGTGAATGATTTTCGGATTTTGCCATAAATCCTCTTATAGTACTCTCTATATAGGGACTTTATAGTAAAAACCTGAAATGATTCACCAAATACACCAAAAACACTAATTATATTCAGTTTTTGCTAAAAACATTCAGTGGTCACTAAATATATCTCACTCTTCTGCCATTCTTTGCGAACTCATTGAAAATGACGCTCACAGTCAGTCTCCCGATGTTCCCAACAAAGTCGCAGTGGAAATGTTCTTTGTCCATTTCAGTGAAACAGTTGCCGAGATCAATGACCAAATCTTTCGTGTTGAAACAGGGATATTGCGTTAGCTCAGGAGTCGCATAGATGACCACATCTCTGTCCTCAGTCGCTCGAAACAGGTCAGCAGTTTTGGAATGAGCAACGGTCACAGTCGCATCATTTTCAATCAATGCCTGAGCCAGTCCCTTAACCGCATGACCCCGACCTACGATGGTGATAGTCTTTCCAACCACCAATCCCTGTCTCAACAAAAGGTACAATATCCCCAGGGCTACGCACGATGTTCCGGGAGCTTTGATATTATCAATGTCCACATCAGAAGTGAGCGGGTATCCCTTTGTGCCGGGAAATTCCGTGTCGGCTACGACTCCGGTATAGGGTGGGGAAACCTTACCGAAGTCACACACAAGTCCCATAGAGTCAGCTTTGCGCTTAATGGCATTCAGGAAGATACTATCCTTCTGGCCCAGCAGCAAGAGCTTACCTGGAGTGTCAGCGTAAAGTTCCTTGGTCTGAGCGTCCAGGCTTTTGCAGAGCTGGTCAATTCTCTTTTGAATGTCCATATCGAGTAGACTCCTTTTGCTCACGAGCTTCTTTGTTTTTCATGACAAACTCATGAAACAGATAGAGGTGTTTCACGGCTTCTCGCATCTCTTCCCCGGAAGAAACGAAATCTGTTGCCGGGAGCTTTTCAAGGTCGTTGGTGAGCCGTATCATTCTACGGTAGAGTTTGACCTTCTCATTTTCCGCTTGCATCTCAGGAACAACCTTGTAAAAATCTGCTTCCCTGGTATTGAACTCGAAACCGTCTTCGCAAACCACTTTGGTTCTCTTGGGAGTGATTCTCTGAATGACATGAGAGTGATAGAAAGTCAAGCCAGTATCTTGCGCCCAGCCGTAGCGGATAATCTCTCGTGTGCAAAACTTCATTCCGACTCGAAGATCATCTTTCGGAATGATTTCCTCGAACTCATTTCTTTTGTAAAGCACTGTTCCGTACCTCCCTCCCGATGGTGGAAATATTTTCAGTGTGAAGAGAAAGCATTTTCTCCCTTACCAATTTATCCACCACCTGACCGATTTCATTGTATCCGCACATTACCCTCAGCCGTTCAAGGTTATAAACAGACTGAGAAGCAATCAGCATGGAAACCCGGCGCAGATTCTTCTTACCCAACTCACACACTTCCCTTCAAACGAATATCCCGGTAGGAGGGATAGCCAGCATAGACGGTCTTACCGCTATGCCACTCAGGGTGAGTTTCCATGTCGGCATTGAACCGCTTTGCGCTGCACACAAAGTAGCCGTTGGACTTGCACCAAATCTTATAGGCATCATACATGGACTTGGCTCGGGTGACTACGCCCTCAACCTTTTCGCACTTCTCTTCCAGGAATTGCAGAACCAGGTCGTTGTCCTTCTCATACTGCTTGATTACCTTCCGCATCTCAGGGGACATTTTCAGGCCGAACCGCTTGTACTTGAAGTAGCCCTCCAAGAGCCAGGTGAAAATGCCTTGCATGGCTTCGGGAGTCTGGAACTCGTTTTTTAAGTTCTTGTCCTGCTCGTCCTCAGAAAAGTGGCGGTTGAACTCGATAACCCGCACACGGTCAGAAGCGAACAGACTCTTGTCATTGACAGAGGGAAGGTCATTGCAGGAAAGCCAAAGCGTGAACTGAGGGAGGAAGGTAGCCGCAGCTTCATAAAGGTTCCGGGCCTTGATTTCCTCACCACCGGTAAGCTGCTTAATGGTTTCCTCGTCCAGCTTGCCATACTGATTGCTCTCAGCCATGGTCACAAACCGCTTACCTTTTAGAGAAGCAAGCATGGGGTTGGCGGCTTCTGCATTCTTGGAACGGTCAGATTTGCAGATGATCGACACGGGGGAGACAGACGCATAATCGCCCAGGAGATGGTGAATAGCACTCAACATGGTAGACTTGCCGTTTCTGGTAGTCTTGCCGTGAAGAATGAACATACATTCCTCGTTTGCCATGCCCAGCATCGAGTAGCCCAGGGCCTTTTGCAGATAGTCAGCCTTGTCCTGGTCATTACAGGTAACTTCCTGAATAAACCGCTCCCACCGAGGGCACTTAGCGTCTTGCAGAGTGTAATCGAAATTGGTCTGCATGGTCAGAAAGTCGTGCCAGTCATGCTCCCGGAACTCCATTTTTTGAAGATCATAGGTTCCGTTCAGGCAGTTAATGAGAAAGGGGTTTGCGTCAAACTCGCCGGAAGCGATAGGCATAACACTGGCAGCGTCTTTCATGAGCCGGTCACGGAAACGCCGGTCACCCATTTTCGCAATGAACTTCATGTACTCTCTTCGGCGGTCTTCGTTATCAATCTCTCCGCAATAAAGAGCCATCAGGCGGCAAAATTCCTTGATCTTCTCAGCTACCAGTAGAGAGCCAATGTCTTTTCTCCATGCTCCCTGAGAGTAGGTGAACCAGCACTTTGCTTCCGGGCAGTACCGGGTATCATTCTGGTAACACTCGGAAAACAGTTCGGCCATACCGGACTCGTCCCAAGAATAGCCGGTACTACTGATTTGGTGACTTCGCTCAGGTTGAGCTTCCTTGATGTAAAACATCTTGCGAGATAAATCCTCGTCCATGATGTACCGGCCATTGGAGAGCTGAAAAAGCTCCTGCTCTTCCTGATTCAAGATTTCATCTACCATTTTTCGTCACCTTCCTCATTGATTTGGCTATTACCAGCATCGAACAAGCTTGAGCGTCTTCGTCCCACCACGCACATTTCTCTTCGCAACAATGCAAAACTTCGTCAGCAGAAGCATTGAGAGGACAGTATTTCTTATTCTCCATCGTTTACACCCCCCCATAGAAGAAAGCGTTCTTGAGAGCCGTATCGACATGGGCCATGATCTGTGGCGGCAGAGTACAAATGTATTTCCAGTCATCGGTCACATCGACCACACGGACTTGCTCACACTCAACCATGCTGGGTTCGAGCTTTTCCCAAGTGACAGCGATATGAGTGGGAAGCTCCATCTTCTTGAACTTGGTGGTCAGGGGTACCACAATGGAAGTAGGAGAGAACTGGTTTCCCACATTGTTCTGAACGATCAGCCAGGGGCGGCAACCTCCCTGAACATGGCTTTTCTCAGGGATAGGAAGGTTGATGATGACAACATCTCCACGCTGGTAAGGTTTCATAATTACCTCCAATATCTGAAACGGTCGAAGAAACCTATTTGATTTCTTCTATCCTTTTTAATAGCCTCTTTGGTTTTCTGCCACTCTTCGCATTCTTTCTTGTACCTATCGCAGGAAGCGTGACAGTTTTCGGTTCGGAAATGACAGTCATGGCAACACTTGATGGTGCTTTTCATAGCTACCTCCTGTACCTTGTAACGCTGTTTACGATCTGCTTCACTTCGGAGCGGGGCAAAGAAGGTTTACAGGCAACAGAATTTGCATACAGGAGTTCTTTGTAGATTTCCGACTTGGAATACCCCTGATTGTGCATCTGTCCTGCCAGTGAAGTCAGACTCAAATTCCGGCTACCGGTTGTGATGGGAGGATATTCCGGTTTGAGAGAGATTTTCCCTTTTTCCGGTTTGTGGTAAATCGGAGAATATATCCGCTGCGGGGAAGAGCTGCCGGTATTGTCTTTGGGAATGTCCTGAAAATACTTGGATACGATGTAATCAATCGCTTCCTGGTTTTCAACGATCTTGGAATAAATCAGAACATTTCCGGTCATGATGAAATAGCGGCCATCTCTGTAAATCTCCACACCATTTCGATTATTCCGGCCCTTGAAGGGGAGAAAACCTCTCACCAGAATATGAATCCCTCTTCCGCTTCGGCTTTTCTCCGTATAAGAATGGCACCTTCCGACAATATCTCCTGTCATAGAATTCAGAAACCCGTCCTGGTCAAACCCCATGTCCAAGTCGATACCGACCAGATTGGTGTCATGAAACACATAGCCCAGGCCGTCATAGGTTCCGTTTACAACGGCTTTCTCAGCGGCTTCAAAGGAAGACCATGTATCAGGAAGGGAAGAAGAAGCGGCTTTTTTGATAGATGACTGCATGGGTATCTTAGAGTTATTCCAGACATTCACCCATGCTTTTTCCTGTTTCAATTCAGGCGGGAGGTTTTCATATTTCATGGGACTACCTCAGCTTTCATAAGGTGACAGCAAACTCCAATCCCAGGTCTGTCCACCTTTATACTCATTTCGGAAGTAATTTCTCTTTCCATCACCGAAAAAGAAAAGGTAATCCGATGGAAGCACTCGACCTACATCAGACTCTCCCGCTTTCTCGTCAAAGTATCTGGTCAAAACATCTTCACACAGAGATTTCAGAGTTTCGTCAACAGGATTATCAGGGGAATATCCTGCGAACTGGTAAGGCGCATTTACAACTTCGAGGATTCCTTTCCCGTAAGCGTCACACCGATTCAGAACACACCACACACAAGCTGCCTTTTCCGTATCAGAGGGAACACCTCTCGCTTCTCCCCACAGCATTTGAGCCAGGGCCACGGCTTCTTCTTCGCTCCAAAGCGAGAGAAAAAGGGAGAAGGAGATTGTGAGATAACCGGACTTTCGGGAGGTTCTGTGATAGGCTCTGACGAAATCACTTCTGATTCATTGGAACAGGCCACTAAGACCAGAAGAAAAATCGCCAGAGCCAAACACAATTTACTCATTCTCAGGTTCCTTTTTCTTGGTTGCCCTGGTTTTCTTCATGGCAAAGAAGAACTTATTGTCTACGCATACCGGGTAACCGGGAAAGCGGTTACTGGCCCTACGCTTTCCGTTGTCATAGATTTTCTGAGCTTCCTCGAACGGCATTTCCCCAGAAACATGATCGACTCTGGCAACCATGATATAGGGAACTTTCCCGTTATTGTTCACGAATGTCATACAGACTTCCCCTTTCTCGGTTCCACTGTTCCACATCAACGCCGATCTTTTTCAGCATCTCTTTACAGAGCCAAGGATACTCTTCCGGCATCTCGTAATGCTGAACCAAACGGTCATGTTCGGCAGCAAATGCTTCATAGAATTTCCGAAGACGCTTAGGGCCAAAACCCAGGTGAACAGACAGGGTGTAAAGAACCATTGCGTCAATGTCATCGGTATATCTCTTATCGGCTTCAATGATTTGGCGGTTGATTTCCATTTCCATTGCCTTGCGTTCAGCCGCCGTAAAAGTAGCCCCGTAGACCTTTCCACCGGCTTTCTTCACAAGCATGGTCAGCTCACCTCAATGTCTTCAAAGAACACGGGGTAATGGGCCAGGAGAATGTCATAGACCATCTTTGCGACTATACGCATATCCGGGTGGGCGGCGGGAGCACAACGCAGACGCAGGAAATGTCTCCACTCCCTCATGTTGGCCGTCATAACAACCTCGGTCTTGAGGGAATTGGGGAGGACAGAACGAGCTTCCTGGGGACTCTGGCCGAAAGTGAGAAGGTCAAAGTAGGCTTCCTCCGCACAATGACAGGCATCTTTCCAAATATCCCAGCCGGGGTCTCCCTCCGAACACCAAGAGGGTTTGATAACAGTGATCTCACCGCCGAAACCGTCCTTGGAGTAATTACAGTACCGGGTAGATTCCTGACAGTAAGCCGCTAACCGATGACGGACAATTTCATGGCTCACGCCACGGTCACAGGTAATACGGAGCGTAACGCTTCCATGTTCGATGACCGCTTCATGACCTCTCTTCAAGAGGTTGCGGATAAACTTCTCAGCACTGTCGGAAGTGATCTTGTTTTCCGACTTGTAACAGGTGCGTCCGGCCTGTTCTATCAGAGAGAAGATTGTGATAATCAGGAGCATTGACAAGCTCCACCTTGGGTTCAATGATTTTCATAGTCAGACTCCTTCCACATGACTTGCCAACATATCGGCTTGATGTGTCCAAAGGACATTTGGATAGGCTCTTACCGCTCTGGTGTAATCGTTCCACTCGGACTTTTCGGTGAAAGCTCCCATGTGATACCGGATACACAAGACCTCTTCCTCGGTCAGTGTGTAAAACTGGCTCAGGAGCATAACCGATTTATCACCATGACCCTTGAGAAGAGTGTTAGGGTTATACTCCCACTCATTCTCAGAGTACAGTTCAGTTCCGTCCAGAAGGTGAAGGTCTAACTTGGGATGACGGTACTGGTCAATCTTACACAGATCGTGGAAGATACCGACCAAGTAGGGAGAACGGCAGTTTGCCCATTTGAGCTGCAAACTCTCAGTCAAACCGACCAAGTGTTTTGCCACGGACAGGGAATGGTCAAATAACCCTCCCTCATAATTCCCGTGATACTTGGTCGAAGCGGGAGCCACAAAAAATCCATTGGCAGTCAAGTAATCCAGAATATCAATCGTAGCGAGAGGACTTCCGTCCGGCATACGCATGAAATTCAGGAACTCAGACCGTCTATCACGCTCACTCATGGGTGGTACTCCTTTCATACTCGGGGCGATGAATACTGCGGTTCGGGTCAAAGCCGTCAGGATAACGAGCCAGGAGCTTATTGATATTCGCCGAGAAAATGTCATCGAGATTCTTCCCGATTGCAGAAGCGGTTATTGCCAGATACCAAGCCACATCGCCAAGTTCTTCGGCAATGTGTTCTGTATCGAGCTTATGCCCTTGGAAGGTAGCCTTTTTGATAATGTCGGCAACTTCCCCGGATTCTCCGCAAAGGCCGAGTACTCCATTGATGACCATTCCGTGATGTTCATAATTCATGCCACTGGCTGTACGGAGAGCCGCTTTCTGGTACTCATTACCGGTCATTCTGAGCAACCTCCATTTCCAAAACGGTCATGATTGCGTAATTAGCGAGGTCAATCAAGGTATCCCGGATAGACTCGTCATTGACTTTCTGCTCCTGATTGCGAGAGAGTATCTTGAAGCGATTGAGCTTATCGCTTAAACGGATACGGGCCATTGCCATTCCCTCTTCTTTGAAGGTCTGACCGAAACTATCTCCGTAATCTGCGTTCTTGGCGCAATAGAGGGAGTGAATTTCATTGCAGATCGCTTCGTGCTGCTGGTATTTGTCCATGTATCTTATCCTCACTTTCAACAGAGTTTTCCACAAACCATTGGAGAGGGAGAGGGTAAAGATTACCGCTCTCCCTCACACTCGGTTATCCCAGCAGAGCGGCCAAATCCATAGAGGGCTTCTTAGGGGCCTGAGAAGACGCAGAAGCCGTTTTTGCGGCAGGGGTAGTAGTAGGTGCGGCAGTCTCTTCCCAGCCGTCAGAGGGCCGTTTATCGGCCAAACGGGCGAAGGTAATGGTCTGCCCAGGCTTGTTCTTGTTCTCCTGAACATCATGCTCCACATCACACTCGATGAAATGACCAATCAGGTCGGTGTGGTCAATGTCCGTAAGAGAGAAATCGTTGAGAGCGGTCTTGGCGAAATAGCTGAACGCATTCAGCGCACCTTCGTTGGCAGAGCCATCAGCTTTCAGGAGAGAGTACCGCTCAATGTGCTTGGCACCAGCCTGGGTCTGCATGGTCACTTCCAGTTTGCCAAAGGCTTCCTTGTAGTTGACCGCCGTGATCTTGAACACATAGGTTCCTTCGGGGATAAGAGTGAATCCATCGGTGAGTCCGATTCTTGCCATATTGGTTGTCCTCCTTAATTTTCAGGTACGGGAAAGATAATCCCTACCAGTTCGTCATCATCGTCCGGCAGCTCAGGATACCGCTTGACCAGCAGAGCCTTACCGACACTGGTATTAGTATCAATGTCGTAGGCATACAGAATTTCGCACAGGTCGGATTTCTCAATGAGACTCCAATCGTCATTGCTGATCTTGAGGGAAATCGTGCCGTCCTTGGTCTTAAAGACCCGAATGCAGTCTTTGATTTTGCCATCAGGGTAAGGCATAATGGCCTCGGTAAGCTCCGCATACTCGGTATGACCAATCTGGTCAATCATCTTGCTAATGGCCGTGGGCATATTCTGAATGGCCGCAGCAGTTACGCTCTTTACCGTAGTGGGAATGAGCATCATAGCCGTGGGAGAAGCTAACCAGCGGTCAGCAAAAGGAAGGTCTTCGACTCCACGCTGATAGATGACTCCGCTGGAAGCAAGGGTTTTCACAAACTTCTCAAATTTCATGACAAGTCCTCCTTACTTCTTTCTGCCGCACCATACGGCATAAATGATACAGGCAAGCAGTTCAACCATGATGATCGAAACCACACCAGCAACAAAGGGATCAACATACATAGGTCAGCCCTCCTTAATGGCTTTCGGAGTAATCCGATAGCTGTCCTCAGTGGTGGTGTACTTCTCCAACACACCGTCCGCTTTCATAGCGTCCTTATTGATCTTGCTGGTGGAAGTACGACTGACCTCCCAGGTATAGGCGGTACCGGAAATGGATACCTTCTTGTCACCGTCACGGAATTGGGAAATGGCAGACTGCTTAATCATATCGACCAGCTTCTTATACCGTTTCTCGTCCTCAGCAATGGTGGCCTGAACCTTGTCAATCTGGGCTTTCAGCTCTTCGGCTTCCTTTACCAGAGCCGCCATATCGGTTTCCGGGGAAAGGTTGTTGGTACGAAGAGCTTGCAGAATTTCGGCATCCTTTTTCTCGTCATACTCAGGGGAAAGGCCGGTATCAACATGGTCTTTCCACCACTTCATAGCGGGTTTCACATACCGCTTCTCGAAGTCCGGGTAACGCTCAGACACTTTGAAGGGCCGGGTAATCGTGTTGGAAGAGCTGCATACGAAATTCTCAGGGTGGTCATAATCGCCGGGGTCAAGGAAGGAAGCGACCATGATTACATCGTCAACTCCCAGGAGGTAGGCATAAAGAGCCGCTTGCAGAGCATAATACTCAGGAATGTCCTCTGTCCAATCCTCAACCCGCTTGGAGGTCTTCATTTCGAGAACCGTGGTGGGCTTTCCGTTCTTATCATGCAGAAGGTAGTCCCACATACCGCCGAAAACCGGAACCTCGTGGAAGAAGTCACCGAAGGTCTTCTTGAAGTAGTCAGCACCGTAAATGTCGGTAGGGGTAACCAGATTGTTCATGAAGTAAGCGTCCTTCATGTACTGAGCCTGTTTCGGCTCAATAGTCTTACCGGCAATGGTGTAGATCGTGTCCTCAAAGGGCTTCTGATAGGTGCGGGTAACCTCACACCAAATCTCGAAGGGAGTAGACCAGGGGTTAAGTCCGAGGACGGTAGCAAAGCGGGTGGCCGTCAGCTTCTTTGGACGCTTGGGCGGCACAATCTGGATTTTGTTATCACGCCATTCCATTGTTATCCCTCCTGAGACTCGTAGGCCGTCAGCATTTCGGTCACACCGGCAATGAGCTGGGCGCAAGCATCAGAGGTGATCTTGGTGAATCCCTCGGTCTTGACGGCCACACTCTGAACGAAAGACTCCTGTTCCGGGTCAATCTCCATAAGCTCCTTGAGCTTAGATTTCAGACCCTTAATCTGCTCTTCGCTGGCAGAATCGGAAGGAGGGGAAGTCAGCTCCGTCTTGATCTCCTGACGCTTCTCCTGCGTCACAGGGGGCTTTTTGGTAGGCTTGGGAGTAGGAACGGGAGAAGGACTGTCGGTAGCATCATCGGCACCGGAAGTGTTGTCAATGCTGTCGGACTCGATAATGTCCAAGACAAGCTGCCACAGGTACCGGCGCATATAGGTGATAGAACTACCCAGGGCTTGCATCTCATTGGTGACAACCTTACCGGTATTGGACACGATGGGAGCAATCTGGGTGAAGGGGGCCTCGAACACAATGGGGTCTTCGTCCCGGTCATCGACATTGTAGACCTTGGCCGTTGCAGACTCCTTACCGAAGGTAGGAACCATCAACAGGCCGACTTCGGAGAAGATGGACTCAGCAGAAGGAACAATGTCCTGCAACTCGAAGTACATGAATTCCAGGTGAATGTTCTTGCCGGTTTTCTTCACACCGGCTTGCAGGAACTTCAACCGGGCAATCTGCAACTTCTGACAGGCGTTCATGCTGGTGTAGTCCACGGTGGCGGTTTCCTCAGTTTTCTTGGTAGGCATATTTGTTTCCTCCTTGTTAAAAATACAAAGCATTGAAGGGAAAGGTGCTGTTCCAACGGATTGTCCACGATCTTCAAATTTCAACCGGCCTTTCAGAAAATGAACGGTAACACCCGGCTTGTTATAGATGAAATCATGAAATGATTTTCGATCTGTTCTTGCCGGGATAAGAAGCACGACCAATGTGTTCGGCTTTTGAGCTTCTTCCCAACATTTTTGAGTCCATAGGCCAGTTTCAACATTTCCGTAGGGAGGATTGCAGAAGACACGCTCCCCCCCCCAATCCTGAGCCAACCCGTCAGTTTCCTTGGTATAGTACCGAGGTAGCTTGTGATTGCTGTCACTTGCGGCAGCGTCAAGGGTGAAATGGAAGTGTTCATGGAGCTTGTCAAAAAGACTTTGAGGGGTTTCCCAATCGTCCTTCTTGCTCATGAAGTGAACATTATTCACACTTCCACCTCCATCATAGCCAGCAGCTTCTTCTTGATGGAATTGACCTTTCTGGTATTCCGCTTGGGCGGTTTCAATCCGAGGAAGTCACGGACATACCGCTTTGCCAGACGGATATACCAGTCACGGTCTACCACATCAATGGTCAGGTGATTGTCATTGTCCACCACACACTTAGACGGAAGACCGGCAATCTTCACAGGGTTTCCGGTACTCAGGTGCATTTTGTAGAGTGTTCCGTATCGGTGGTCACTCGTGGCGTACACACGATTTACCTTCTGGACTACCACCATTTCCCCGTCTACCTCATGAAGAGCATCGCCGTATTTACTACCGGCTTTTGCAACCAACTGGAAATCCAGTAACCGGTCACACTCCATAATGGTCTTTTCAACGGGAACTTCGTAGGCCAGATAATCCTTAACCGCTCTTGCTACTACACAAGCGTTGTTGTTGATGTTGAACGCTCCTGCCGGGGCAATCCCTCGAACCAGGACACCGCCTTTGATTTTCGGCTCTCCCTTAAAGGGCACCTCAACATAATTGTTCACATCTTTCTGGCAGATCATCTTTATCAGGTCTTCTTCCAGCTCAAACCCGGTACGCTGTTCCCACTCCTGAGTAATCTCCTGATACTTGGGAATATCCGAGTTATCCAAGCTGACCATGATACCATCGGTGTTGAGCTGAATGATTTTCAAAGTGGGACATTCCTGAGTAAGATGTTCTGCCATCTCAAGCAACTGTAACTGACCTGAGATACAAACCGACCGGCCCATGAGAGGGTCATAGAGGGCGTTGTACTTATTCAGCATAGCTCCATAGGTGGTATTCAGAACCAGCTTCAAAGCATTTGCCGTGGCTTTATCGCCGGACTTTTTTGCCTTAACTCTCCGCTCAATGGTAGCTGCGTACACATCGGGAGAGGGGATATTCCGGCTACAATAGCCATTCAGTGTCATTTGGTGCGGAT